GCCAAGAATAACTAAATTTAAGTGCGATGAGATGGTGAAGCAGTGCCTTCAGTATCCTCATGAGGAAGGAGAGTCGGAGAAGGATTACATCAACCGCATCCACGGTTATGCTAAGGCGGCAAAGAGAGACATCCTCGACTTTGGCACCAGAGTCCATCACGGCATAGAGATGTACAACCTGGGCACCTACGACGAGTCAGAAGACCCGGACATCTTTCCGTATGTGGAGACCTACATCAGGTGGGCACAGAAGAACGTCAAGAAGGTCATTGCCGTTGAGAAGACGGTAGTGAACAAGAAGCTAGGCTATGGCGGCACAATCGACCTGGTGGCTGAACTGAGGAACCAGCGCGGGGTGACGCTAATCGACTACAAGACACAACGCTGGGACGATGAGAAGAAACCTGCGTTCTACGAAACCTGGCCACAGCAACTGGCGGCATATCGCAAGACGATGAGGCCAAACCCGCACTGCCTCAGCCTGGTAATATGTGCCACTGAGCCAAGGCCGGTCATTGAGCGATGGTGGTCAAAGCCTGAACTGCAAACTGCGTGGAAAATCTTTAATGCCGCCAGAGTAGTGTGGCAGGAGAGTAAGAACTACAGACCGAGCGATGAGTCTGATCGACAAGGCAATAACTAAGGAGGAGGCACTGAGCCGGGGCGCGATAGCGATCTCTGAGCCATGCCGCAACGAGACTGAACTATGGATAATCGAGAACATGATAGCCGATCTAGAGAGATCGCAGGTGAGGTGGGTGGTGGTGAAGAGTCAGTACACGACAAGAAGCATCAGCGGAACTCACAAAAAGCCAGCACTGGAACTGTGGAGGTTGACCTAAAGACCTACCCAGCAACGCCTCCAGGTAGCCACAGAAGGCTTAGACAGATAGCTGAGGCTGCCAGTGAGTACTGGGGTCTTACTGTCGATGAGATGAGAGCCAGAGACCGTAGGGTCAAAATAGCGTGGCCTAGAAGTGTCTGCATGTATCTGGGACTAAAAGCAGGTTACTCCTCGACTGAGGTTGCCAAGTGGTGGCACCGCAAAAATCACGGCACAGTGCTGAATGCGAGGGACACAGTGCAGGCACTTTTGGACACTCGTGAGGCTTACAAAACACAGTACAGACAGTTTGTCATTTTTGTTAAAAAGTACAACATCAAGCACTGATAGCTATGCATATTTGTAAGAAAATAAAAAAACTACATTCAGAACTAACTGAAGATCAGGCACTTAGGTGCATTTATTTCGTAATAATAGCTATAGTAGCTATATAGCTATAATGCTTAATAGACATATACTTAAGTATTTAAGCTATTAAGCACTATAGCACTATAGCTAATACCGCTAAGATGAAGATTCTAAACAGCAAAGATGCCTACTCCTACAAACTCCAACTGGAGCAGGTGCGTGAGCAGATGAGGATGCTGGAGGAGAACGGAGTTTACGATGTGGCAGGTAACCGCATCAGGAAGGAAGACCAGGAGCAGTACCGGCAACTGAAGCGCATGGAGCATCACCTGCGTCAGTTGGCGAGTGGGATAGAAAAGCCAACACCGTTCGCGGCAGAAAAGAAGGTGGCCAAGAAGGACACCAGGCCAAGGCTGACAGATGAGCAGAGGCTAGAGATGGCTAGAAAGCTCTCTGAGGTACGAAAGCACCTTGGCCGCTGTGTTGGTACTCCAGAGAGTTAAAAACGTCTCTGAGGTGTATGTACGCCTCAAGAAAGGCATATAGCGATGAAGGATAAGACAGCAGATATCAGATTGGTAGGAATAGAGAACGGATGCGTGGTGAGCGTGAGAGCTAAAAACGCAGAGAAGATGAGAAGCTGGGAGAAGCTAGAGAGCCCCAGTGCCAACGAGAACAGGAAGAACAGCAAGAGAGCGGACAATCAGTTTCGCAGGATGAAGTGATGAGCTTACACAAGAGAGAAACAGCAGGGAGGCAAGCCTGGCAGATTGGAGACTGGAACGCACCTCAAGGTGGACGTTTGATCGGCAAACACTCCAAAAGCAAACCGACTAACAGGCAAAAAGCTAAGAAGCGAAACAGATGACTTTTATGCAACCGGGCCAGCTTCAAGTCCGCTTCCTCAGCGGCTCGATATGAAGAAGTTGTTTGGATAACACAATGGTTGAGAGGCCCGGTTGCAGAATTTAGCAAAAACTTATGGCAGTAAAAAAAGCACAACGTAAGAAGGCAACGAACAAGCCTCCGGTGCCTGGGAAGGTGGTCAGGTTAACCGAGGAGGAGATCGTTGAGAGAAAGGCGAAGCTGGATGAACTCTACAACGCTCCGGTGCAGATGCCTGCATCAGTATTCAGCGCAAGAGCAGATCAGGAGAGCAAGCTAGGGACAGGCAAGAAGACAGGCAGAAGGACAGGTTACACGCCTGATAGGGTGGAAGCATTCCTGAAGAATGTCAGGTCAGGTCTTCCGGTTTTGCGAGCAGCAGCACTTGCTGCCATCCCGAAGTCGAACTTGTATGACTGGGCAAAGAAGTACTCTGACTTCTCGGATGCAATCCAGCAGGCAGAGACAGAATACCAAGCTTTTGCACTAGGAACTGTTAACGATGGCATAGCCAACGGGGACGGTCATTTAGCTATGAAACTGTTAGGCGCCAGGTTCAGCGATGAGTACGCAACCAGCAAGAAGGTGGACGTCCGCAACCACAGGATCGAGTCCAGCATTAGTGCAGATCAGCTAATGAACCTACAGTCAGTCAGGCTGAATACGGATGTTGTATCCGCAGCGAATGTGATTGAAACGGAAGAACCAGAAGCATCTGCTGCGAAACTCACCACTGACTCACCAGACAATGACGGTTCTGCTGAGAATGACGGTGGGGGTGCCCCACAGCAGGGTGGTGGTCATCACAACACCCCACCCCCAACTAAACCCTCCCACACGGGGCAATCTGACACCCCCACACAATAGCACCATGCTAATTGGCATCAGCGGCAAGAAGCGCAGCGGCAAGGATACAGTCGGAGCCATGGTGGTGGAGTGGCTGAAGGAGCATTACTGCTCTGCTACCAGGGTGGCATTTGCGGATCAGCTAAAGGAGGAGGTGGCTCGTGCTACGGGTGTGTCGCTGGAGGACATCGAGGTAGAGAAGGCTCACTGGCGACCTATGCTTCAGTGGTGGGGTGTGGAGTTTAGGCGATACTACCATGGCGAGAATTACTGGATCAGAGAGATGACCAAGAAGCTGATCGGCATGGAGGAGGACTTCGCTGTGATTACGGATGTAAGGCTCGAGAATGAGGCTGAGTTCGTTAGAAAGAGTGGTGGCTTGGTTGTTAGGGTGGAGAGAGAGTTAGACGCTCAGGACAGCCACAGTAGCGAGACTAGCCTGGATGGCTACCAGCACTTCAGAGAGGTGATCCGCAATGATGGCAGTTTGGAGGATTTGCGGCAGAAGGTGGGTGACTTCATGGCGGGGTTGAAGTTGCAGGATGAGTGGGGTCTTGCGTTGTCATGACACCTCCACCCCCAGTCCATACGTTTATCCTGACCTGCAACCGTGGCGGCAGGTGGTACCGGCTGAAGGCAGTTTGTTCCGCCAGTGGCATGGAGACACGAGTTCAGTTGAACTTTGAGCCAGACGAGGAGTTTGATGAGTTTGTGGATGAGTGGAGGATGCAGTGCATGGAGGAGTACGAGCATGAGACTGGGCTGGATGTGACGATTGAGGAGGATGAGTGGTGACAGTCTTCGCTAGGCAGAACGATGATGGCACCTGGCGACTGTGGACGAATAGCTTTGGCGTAGACGCACCTGCTGGAACGAGGTTGAACCGTGGTGGCATTTTTCCGTATGAGACACTTGGAGATCATCCTACGGAGCAGGAGGCCAAGGTGGCGGCAGGGAGGCTTCAGGTGTACTGGGATGACAGAGAGATGACGTTGAGATCGAACAGGAAGAAAAAACACAGATGGACATAGACCTAATTTCACTAGGTGCAGGAGTTCAGTCTTCGACGGTTGCGCTTATGGCAAAACACGGAGAGATAACTCCGATGCCAGTTGCGGCAGTGTTTGCTGATACCGGGGCCGAGAGTAGGCAGTGCTACGATTACCTGGACTGGTTAGAGTCAGAGTTGCCGTTTCCGGTGTACAGAGTGATGCACAAGGAAGGTCTGACTAAGATGCTGGAGAACACTGTCCACAACGGTGACAGGTGTGCCCAACCTCCGCTATTCACCAAGGATGAGGATGGTCAGATGGGGCAGTTAAACCGCATCTGCACTATGGAGACAAAGATTGCTCCTATCATTAAGAAGACCAGAGAATTGCTTGGGTTGAAGCCTAAGCAGAGAGCAAAGGACGTTCATTGCACAACCTGGATCGGCATCAGCTTGGATGAGATTCAACGGATGAAAGCTAGTATGCAGAAGTACATCACTCACAGGTTCCCGCTTGTTGACCTGAGAATGAGGCGTGGTGACTGCTTTGAGTGGATGAAGCGTAAAGGCTACCCAGAACCACCGAGAAGTGCCTGTGTGTACTGTCCCTACCACAGTGATCATGAGTGGCGTAAATTAAAGAAGCATGACCCAGAAGGTTGGCAGGAGGCTATCCGGGTGGATGAGCTAGTGAGAGACGGGTGGAAAGGCGTAGACAATAAACTGTATTTGCACAGGTCAGGATTACCGCTGAGTGAGGTTGATCTGTCAGATGATATTGAGCGAGGGCAGCTAACATTCTTGGATGAGTGTGACGGAATGTGTGGAGTGTGATGGCAATAGATAGAGACGAACAGCAGTGCGTGGATATCGTTCTGGCCAACCACCCAGGCGACGAGTGGGTGTACACCAACGAGAGATATAGCTATCTTGACGGCTTGTTTGTGCGTGGTGGAGTCATTAAGGCGGTGGCAGAGATCAAGACGAGAGAGTGCAAATTTGGCACCTACCGCAAAGAGTTGATGACCTGGAACAAGATGGAGTCAGGGCAGTGGGCCGCGAAAAGCTTCAAGTGTCCGTTCTACTTGTTCAGCTACCACCCGCTCAGTGATCTGGTGGCCGCATACCAGATCACAGACAGTGAGGGCAATTTTATCAGGAAATATCAGGTAGGAGATTATGTCGGAAACAGAACCAAGCACGACAAAACGCAAGTCAGTCGAAAAACCGTCTGGGTCGAAAACCAAGACCCAAGTATCCTCAAGAGATGCGGATTGCGATGTATTTACTGAGAAGTACCTCGGGCTAAAGCTATACGACTGGCAGAAGAAAGTTCTGCTTGATCTGAGTCAGCCAGGTGCCCGAGTAGCGTTGAAGGCAGCTAACGGCAGTGGCAAAACTGCTATGATAGCCGCACCTGCTGCGCTGTGGTACGGACTCATCTATCCTGGCTCGATAGTCATCACAACGTCAGGAGTCTATCGGCAGGTGAAGGAGCAGATGTGGCCACAGATTCGGGCACTAGCCAGCAAGGTTGCCGGGTTAGGCATGCAGATCAATCAGACTGATTTGACGATGGACAACGGCAGCAGGATTTTGGGTTTTGCTACTGACTCACCAAACCGCTTTGAAGGCTTTCACGGTAATGTTTTTATATGCCTCGATGAGTGTAAATCGATTGATGAAACGCTGTTCGAGGCAGTAGCCCGGATTCAGCCAAGCCGCATTCTGGCAATGAGTTCGCCTGGCGGCACTACTGGCAAATTCTACAAAATCTTCAGCAAAGAACAGAAGTGGTGGAAACTGCACACCGTCACTGCGTTTGACTGTCCTCACATCAAGCAGAGTTGGGTAGATGAGCAGATGGAGATGTGGGGCAAAGACCACCCGCTGATCCGCTCAATGATCTTTGGTGAGTTTCAGGAGACAAGCGGAGAAGGCTTAGTGGTGCCCTGGGACACGTTGATGCAGTGCCTCGACAGTCCACCCAACAAAGAAGGCCACGAGGTGGTGGCG